TGGCAGCTGCTGACGCGCCAGGGCGCGCGCGGCATCGCCGGCCTCAAGGGCGAGAAAGGCGAGAAGGGCGACCGCGGCGAGCGCGGAACTGCGCCGCCGGCACCGAAGCTCGCCAGCTGGCAGCTCGACCGCAAGCGCTACCGGGCGACGCCGATCATGAGCGACGGCAGCGAGGGACCGCCGCTCGAACTGCGCGAGCTTTTCCAGCAATTCCAGCACGAGACCGATGGCTGATCGCATCATCGAAATCCTGACGCCGGCGACATCGACGTCGCTGATCACGCTCGACGAGGCCAAGCTCATGATGGGCCTGGCGCTCACCGATCAGAGCGAGGATCAGCAGCTCGCGTTCTGGTGCGACATCAATTCCGAGACGGTCGCGCGCATCTGCAATCGCGTCTTCGCGCGCGAGGAAGTCAGGGAGGAATGGCGCGAGCTGAACGGCGGCTGGCGCATCTTCCCCAGCCACTGGCCGATCAAACAAGAAGACATCATCAGCGTCGAGAGCCCCATGGGCACGGTGCTCGATCCGATCACCGGCGGCTACGAGCTGGAGGAGCAGAGCGGCAAGATCGAGCTGTTTGGCACTGACGGCTCATCCGGTGGCGCCGCCTGGGCCGAGCCGGTCGTTGTCCATTACTGGGGCGGCTACAATCTACCAAATGAAGCGCCGCTGCCGCTCAAGCGCGCGGTCGCCATGCTCAACCTGCAGAACAAACTCTTGTCGTCGCTGGGGAGCATCGCCGGCATCCGCGCCTTAAGCCATAAAGAGGCGCGCGTGATGTTTCACGACCCCTCCAAGCTCCTATCAATCGCGCTTGGCGGCAAAGGCGCGGGCGGCATCGAGGCCGCAATCTGGGACCTGCTGAGCCACTACGTGCACCTCGAAGTCTGAGATGGGCATCAACTATTCGCTGATGATCTATGCGCCGAACTTCACCCAGTTCGCGCGTCCGGTCACTTTCTATCCGCTGGTCTCGGCGCCGGCGACGCTGAGCTTTGTCGGCCGCGGCATCTTTCACGATGGACGTCAGGACGTGCTGCTCGAGGACGGCTCGCTCTACGTCAACCAAGAAACCTCGCTCGACATTCTCGAGACCGATTTCGCCAATGCCGGCCTGCCGCTGCCGCAGCAATTCGATCGCCTCAACATCCCGCAGGACGGTCCCGGCGGCATGATCGCCGAGGGCGATTTCGAGGTGACCACAGTCACCCGCAACGGCGGCGGCGAGACCAATCTGATCCTGCGCAAGTTTTCCAGCACATCGGTTCCGTGATGAGCGTCGATTACCCGGCATCTTTGCAGACCAAGCGGCTTCAGGATGTCGTCGCCGCCATCGATGCCGCCGCCACGGCGGGCACGCTGGAGATCGGCACCGCATCGATGGTTTCAGTGCTGGCGGTTTTCACGCTGTCAAAACCTTCCTTCAGCGTAGCAGGCAACGTGATGACCATGTCGGGCATGCCGAAGACGGCGACGGCAACGGCGCAAGGCGGCGCGCAATCTGCGCGGATCAAGGACGGCGATGGCAACATCGTCGTCGATGGTTTGACCGTCGGCCTCGGCAGCAGCGACATCAATTTCAACAGCACCGCTTTTGCAGCGGATCAGACCATCACGCTGAACAGCGCAACTCTCAAGCATTCCTAAGGATGACGATTTCCGGTTCGATGACGGCGCTGGAGCGCGGCGACGCATTTGCTGCCGCCGGTTCCGTCAGCATGATCACGCTGACACAAAGCTATAGCCAGGTCATCCGCGACACGCTCTTCGCCAAGACGGTGGTGCTGCCGTTCTTCGCCGGCTTCAAATCGCGACGGTCGAAGCAGCTCCCGATCCAAGAGCCGCTGCTGCCTTATCTCGGTGTCTACATCCTCGACGAGGATATGCCGTCGGACGGCGATTGGAACTGCGGCGACATTCGCTTCATCCACGACCTGCGCATCGGCTGGCAGGTCATCATCGAGAACAACGATCCGGTCGATTCCGAGTTGAAGCTCGACGCCGCGTTCTGGGCGATCATGAACGGCCTGTGGACGGACGCCACCCTGACGAATCTCGTCAACTCGGACATGCCGGACAACGTGCGGTTCGAGGGCGTCCTGCGCGGCAGGCGGCGTCATGTGTGGGACACGATCGGCAGCAATCAACAACCGATCGGTGAGCTGGAGTACATCGCCACGCTGCGCGCTCGTAGCGAGTTCTATCCGAGCAACTTCCCCGATCTGCTGAGCATGCTCGTCCAGACCGTACCGCTCGCCGATGACGACACCGTGCCGCCGGCGAGCGCGGTGCAGCGCATCATCAGTCAATACGAGTTCACCCAGTGAAGGAGAAAAGACCATGGTCCAAGGATCACCGACTCCCGACCCGAACGCGACTCGCAATGCGGCGAAGCGCGCGCGGCTGCAAGCTATCGCCAAAGAAAAACAGATGCCTCGCGTACGTGTCGTGCCAGCGGACGACACCATGCGTCGCATCTTGAAGCATCCGCGCGGCATGGCATTCCGGTCGAGCGGCTCGGTCGAATGGCCGTTTGACAAGTTCACGCAGCGCCGCCTCGCGGACGGCTCGGTGCTGCTCGAGGACAAGAAGGCCGAGCCGCACAAGCCGCACGCGCACGCGTGAACCCCGAAGCATAGGAGGCGACAGTGCCCATCAGCTTCAGTCAAATCCCCTCGAATATCAAAATCCCGCTCTACTACGTCGAGGTCGATCCCTCGATGGCGGGCCTGCCGGCGCTCCTGCTTCCCGCGCTCCTCGTCGGCACGATGCTCGCTTCGACTGACGGCGCCAAAGGTCAGCCGAATGTTCCGACGCCGATTGGTTCGCAAGCGCAGGCCGACGCAGCCTACGGCCAAGGGAGCGAACTCTCACGGATGTTCAAATCCTACTTCGCGAACAACTTTGGCAATGTGGTCTACGGCCTCGGTGTCGCCGAGCCGACCGCCGGAACGGCCGCGACCGGGACCATCACGGTAACCACGCCGCCGACCGATGCCGGCGAGATCGCGCTCTACATCGGCGGCGAGAAGGTCCCGGTCGATGTCGCGGCTTCAGACACCATCGACCAGGTTGCGTCAGCCATCGCCGATGCGATCAACGCGATGGATGATTTGCCAGTCTCGGCGGCGGCAACAACCGGAACGGTCACTTTGACCTGTAACTGGAAGGGCGCCACCGGCAACGACATTCTCGTGAGCCTCAACTATTTCGGCGGCATCGGTGGAGAACAGACGCCGCCCGGCCTCGTCCTGACGCTGCCAACCGGAGGAACCAACACGCCCGGCACGCTTTCGGGCGGCGTCGGTGTTCCCGTCTTCACCACTGCGATCTCGAATCTCGGTGAGCAAGTCTTCGAATATGTCGCGTTGCCCTACACCGATTCGACCTCGCTGATGGCCTGGGAGGACGAGTACGGTTTTGAGGATACGGGGCGCTGGGGCTATCTCCGGCAGCTCTATGGCCACATCTTCTCGGCCAAGCGCGACACTTATCCCAATCTGATCGCCTGGGGCGAGACGCGCAACAACGGCGTGACGTCGGTGATGGCCGTCGAGGTGGCGAGCCCATCGCCCATCTACGAATGGTGCGCGGCCTATACCGCGAAGGCGCAGCGCGCGCTCATCAACGATCCGGCGCGTCCGTTGCAGACGCTGTCGCTCGCCGGCATCAGACTTGCGCCGCTGCATACACGCTGGGACGCGGTCGAGCTCCAAGGCCTTGCCAGCAACGGACTGGCGACGCAAAAGCCTGGCAGCAACAATCTGCCGATGATCAGCAGAGAGACCACGACCTACCAGCTCAACCTCTACGGCACGCCAGATACGGCCTATGAGCTGGTCACCACCCTGGCGACGCTCGCGCACCTGATCCGGACGCAGAAGCAGGCAATCACAAGCAAGTTCCCGCGGATGAAGCTTGCCAACGATGGCACCCGCTTCGGGCCGGGACAGGCAATCGTGACGCCGGCGATGATCAAGGCTGAGCTGATTTCCGAATACGCAACAGATCAGTTCAATGGCCTTGTCGAAAACACGAGCGCATTCGTCCAGAACCTTTTGGTCGAACGCGATGATACGGACCCGAACCGGGTCAATGTTTTGTATCCGCCTGATCTCATCAATCAGCTGCGCGTGTTTGCTGTCTTAGCGCAGTTCCGCCTGCAGTACAACGCAGCGATTGATGCATCCGCAGCCGGCGCGGCGATCGGCGTGACTGGTGTGATCCCGACTGGCGGCATCCTCGCCTGATCAACAACAAATCGAAAGGAGTGAGACATGGCCCAGAAGATCGCGGGCGTCGCCTATCTCAAGGTCGGCAGCCAGCAAATGAGACTGCGCGGCAACTTCACCGTCAGCCATTCCATGGTCGAGCGCACCATGCTCGCCGGCCAGGATGGGATTCACGGTTATCAGGAACTGCCGCGCGTGCCCTACATCGAGGCCGACATTTCGACGACGCCGGACTTCGATATCACGACGCTGGACGGTCAGGTCGATGTGACCGTCCTCTGCCAGCTCGCAGATGGTTGGTACTTCCAAATGACCGACTCGATCTGCAAAGGCGGGCTCGAGCAGACGACGCGCGACGGCCAGGTCCGCGTGCGCTGGGAGGGCATCAACGTCAACACCTGGCAGGGAACGCCGGCCGTGGTCGAAGCC